GTTCAGCTTCAGTAGCTCCTCCACGAGCATACCAGGGATTGATTACTTCCAATAAAATATAGTACAGAAGAATGGCTCTGAGACGAGCATCGTACTCGGAATGATCACCAGCAAAGCAATTGGGATCTATTCCTACACTTTTAGCGTGCTCCCACATCATCTTCCATTCTTGAGAGTCAGGATTTATTCCTAAGCACGACTCTGCCGTAACGTGATTACGCATAAAGTTCTCAGCAAATGCCTGGAAATACATGCGCATCACCACAGTATAATCAGCGGGAGGGCAATTAAAGTTTCGAGTTTTTCCAGCTTCTGCTTTTGCTAGTTTTACTCTTTCGTCTTTAAGATTGTCTACGAATATAGTCTCTAAATATGCATCATCTTGGCCATTTACATAAGCAATTCTTTGTTTTATACGCTCTTTAAAACGGCCAACAGGTTGTCGTTTACCACGGCTATCAGTAACCACGTGTGCAATCTTCTTGGAGCGTTGTGACATCATATGCACATTTTCAACCGGAATTGGTTCGGCATAGTAAGGGAAACCCATTGAGGTATTTAAGTCCATAGCACCAGTGAAGGTGAAGGTCTCGACACCATTAATGGATTCTTCAACAGTGAGAACACGAGCAGCAACATCATTAGGAATCAGGTTACCAACGTGTCTAGCACAGTCACGTAACAAATCCCAATCCCATTCATCTTTAGAACGATCTACATGTTGCTTATTAAGAGCATTTTGCAATGGGTAAATATTGCGAACTTTATCAGGAGCTAAGCGCGCAGGTCGCGTAATATAAGGACCAAGGAAGGGAGCAACTTCACTTGGCTGGATTTGGGATTTGTGTGGCATTCTATGCATCATATCTGGTTGAACTCTTCCAATCACGTGCATGTCAGGGGGGAAAACAAGATCGTCACGAGGCTCGATAGAAGGGTCTATATAAGCACTACGAAGGGCATTTTTACTTTCAAAGAAAAGCTCATTTCCAACACGACTCTGACTTGTCATACCACGAGTTCTATCTTCAGATTGCTTGATAGCAGGAGTATTGTCAATTTGATGAAGTGCGAGTGCAGCTAACATCTCTTGAGTGACAATTGCACAGCCAGAACGGCCGGCAGTCCCACCTCCAGCAACATGGATACCAATCAAATGACGTTGGAATCTAGTATTAAAGCATATATAAGGATTTCCACAATCTCCATCTTGCGTTCGGAGTTTCATGGTAAGTCCTTTAGCGACAATAATATCTTGCTGTGTGGTGGAGTGACTATATTCCATACCAGTTTCTAGTTTTGCTTCTTGTCCAACAAGGAAAGCAAGAACATAGTCAGATTCACGACTAATCATACCTACATAGTCGGAAAAATCACCTGTTAAATCAGCATCTTTAATGAAGTGTTTACGAATGTCACGGATTCCAGGATAGGGCGTCTTGAAAACTACAACAACAACATCAGTATCTTTAAGTGCAGAAACCTTCAATATATTCTTAGTAACATCTTCTTCTTCGTGTGTTCCAAAGCAATCACGGTGTATTAAACTCTTATATTCGACACCCGGATACATAGCATCGGCGGCATCATAAATATGTTTGGCAGTCATAAACATCGTATTCGAAACAAACATACCTCGAATGCCTAATTTCTTCTCATTAGCAAACTGGAGTGTAAAATGTGCCATGTTAGGAGCATAGGTTCTGTACATCTTAACGCGTTCAGGGTCACTACCACCTTGTGCATAATATTGCTTAGCACCAGGTGTGTTCTGAGTTGGAGCATTAAGAGTTTCAACCTGACGATAAGGTGTAACAATACGAGGAGCAACATATGCATCAGAACTGGATTTTGAATGCTCACTCTGCGTGTGATTTTCAGTGAGAATAACAGCACGCTCGTGGCGATTAGTAAAGATATTAGTGATTCGAGAGAAAGCACTAGTCACACTAGAAGGAACGAAACCTTTAATTGATTCAAAACCGCCAAGCACTGATCTAACTACAAGAACTGATCCAGCAGTAACGAGTAGGCCACGGAGTATGGGGTGGTCTGAGAAAAACTTAGAAGTCGTAGCATCAAGTTTACTAAGAAAACCACGAATTTTGCCTTTAGCGACGGCATCATTCATAGCAGTGTGATAACCATGTGTAACAATCATTCTTTCAATAAAATCTTTACGTTCATGTTCATCCATTTGGGTGAGATCAGCCATTGTTTCAGCTATAGCGATAATTTCCTGTTCAACTTGGAAACGGTCACCCGAACGAATAGCATTTTGTAAAGCAATATTATTGGCTTCAATTTTCTTACGGAGAGCTTGTCGTTCAGAAATTGCAATTTGAATGGGAGTAAGTGTAGGACCGGAGCGTGGACGAACCGTTCTTTCAACTTCTTCAGCTTCCATCTGTGCGAAACCGAGAGGGGAGTTAAATAGGCCAGCAGGATAACTAGCGTAATTAATAAGTTCTACTCCCACAGTTTCTACACTGTCAGGCTTACGATACTCTTTCTTCTTCCAAAGTCGATCAGCAATAGTATCATATTGTTGGAAAATAGGAGCTACATAATTAGGAACAGTTGCATTTTTAACTCCATGGGCTTCCAGAATAGACTTCCATGCAGAACCAGAGGCATTCTTATATTTTGCGATAGCTTCATGCAAATAGGGCAAGAATTGGTCCCAAGTTAGGTCAGCTTGATAAACAGCTTCGGTTAACGGATTAACTAATGAAATTAGCCAAACATCCTTGGAAATCTTTCCACCAGTTTTAGCTTGATCAATGAAGGGTTTACCAGTGCTATCAATTGAATAGAATTGTTTAGCAACTTTAACAACGACGAAGAGACCTTTACGTCGACGATATGCATCAATCGAAGTCATCTTTGTATGTTTATCTTCATTGTTCTTATTGCTATTTTGACCTTCAGTTTTAGCTTCAGGCATTGCGTTCGTACTAGAACATATAAGAGAAGAGGTCATAGGGACACGACCTTTCAATTCATTAATATTCTGATCAGTAACCATGACAGCATCATTCACAAGGTTGATTATTTCCATACGTTCCATATCACGTTTTTCAGGATCAAGAGATTGCATAAATTCGTCTAGAATGATTATAGGTTGTTGAACATAGTTAGACCAGAAATTAGCATTTTCTTGCTTAGGCTTCGTATAGCGCATATCAGAAGTGAAAGGAATCTTCATTTGAATCAAGAATTCTTCACAGATAAAATCAATAAAAGCAGTTTTACCACAATTAGGCGCTCCAGCAACTTCGATATACA